AAAAACAATTGCCAAAAAAAAAGTTCCTAGAAAAACAATTGCCAAAAAAAAAGTTCCTAGAAAAAGACAAATTAAAAAAATATTTTCAAAAATTAAAGTTGATGAAATTCCAACTGAATATTTCCCAAGAATTAAAATTACCAGAGATCGTAAAAAAATTAAACCTGTTATTATTCCTCAACATATTGAACATATTGATGATAGCCTTAATCGTAAAATAATTCAAGAACTAGATCCAGAAAGAGCAAATCAAATGAAAATAAATGAAATTGATGCAGAAATTTTAATATTAAGTGAAGAATTAAAAAATAATCAAATTCCAATAAATGAATTACGTGATGACACCATTAAATCATTTGAACTTCAAAATTTTGAACCAAGTAATATTGATCTTGAAGAAGCTATTGAAAATACAGCATCTCAACTATCCAATAAAGATCTCAAACAAGTTGAAAATGATTTATCAAATATATTAAATAAAAATATTGAAATTATTAAAGCTACTAATTTGCAATATGATCAAACTAATGAAGAACATAAAAGGCTTGTTGAAGCTATGAATCTAAATAATCAAATAAAAAAAACTAATGAAATTAAAGATATGGAACTTGATGATGAAATTAAAGATGTTGAATCACAATTATCAAAAAAAGAACTTAATGAAGTTATTGATGATATGGAAAAAATTATTTTATCACTATTGACAAAAAAAGAAGTTAATGAAGTTATTGATGATCTTGCATTAGATATGCAAAATAATATATAAATAAATAAATTTCTACATATATAATATATGTATATATACGATCATAATACTAATATTTATTATTATTATCAATGCATTAAAGATTTCATATCTCATTCATTTTTCATACATAGTTAATAATGTCACTAATTCATCATATGTTAATTTAAATTCTTTCTTTAATTTTGTCATTATATCATAATAATCATCAAGTTTTATGTCTTTTAATTTAATTCTCATTGCAACATGTCTTCCACAGGTTTTTATATCATCTCTATGTTTTTGAAATTTATAATCATTATATTCAACTGGATATCCTGATTCATATAATAATTTTGTTAAATATGGATAATATTGATTTGATTCTTTTCTAAATTTCATATTTATTTGTTCTAATTCATCATCTGGTTGTGAATCCCCATAACTGTCAAATACTTCTATTCTATCATTATATTTTATACAACATGTCCAATGTCCGTATGATTCTTTTGTTAAATATAATAATACAAAACATCCATGTGGTCTTAATACATCATCTATATTCTTATATTTTGTTAATTCTGGATATGTTAATACTCTTACTTTTTTATCTAAAATATTAAATACATCATAATTTGATAATGAAATTTCTTGATATTTATCTAATAATTTTTTATTCATATAAATATACAATGTTTTTTTTCTCTTCTTATTATAAATTTGTCATAATTTAAATTGCCATTAATTTATATTTATTAATTGTCATGTTTTATTCATCATATTATTATTTAATCATATTTATAAAATAGTTTAATTTATAAAATATTTTATAAAATAAATATCTCATATAATAATATAAATGTCTAAAAAATATAAATATGTTCTGGAAACTGATGAAGTTTTAAATATTGAAACTGGTGATAAATATAAATTTTATGTCAAAAATTTTATTGATGGTGATATATATTATTTTAGAAAAAATATAAAAAAAAATGGTGATGTCTCTGTCTACACTGTTAAATATATTAAATATGATTATAAAGATATCACAAAGATTAATAAAAGTACTTTGTATAATCGTATAAGATCATGCAATGAAAATAAACTTAAAGAAATTCATGAATTCTTTAATCAAATTCAAATCTAAATTTAATATTCATATATTAAATTTATTTTTTATTAAATTTGCGTTATATTGACTGCAAATGGTTGTAGCTGAACAGTTGAATTTGATCCGCTCAACGTCATCATTGTTATTAAGAAGGTTATCTGGCCAGAACTTGGAACATCTATAATTGTACATACTGTCATTCCGGCATATGAATTAGCATTGCAGGAGCAATAGCTCGTCCCTCCTGTGACTGTGCTACCATTTAATTGTGCTTCCATCTTGAAAGACGATAAGCCAGTGCATGAAAAACTTTGTGTTGCTGTGACTAAAACAGTGTTCGAGGACCCACTTGAATTCACTATTGCTGGATTGACAGCCCAATTATTTGAATTGCTATTTGTATATGCATTTTGATTATATTGAGATGTTGGATTCCAATTTGTTAAATTTACAACTCCAGTTGTAGCAAATATATAATTTAAGCTACTGACCGTTCCTGTTGGTCCTGTTACTCCTTGAATTCCTTGAATTCCTTGAATTCCTTGAATTCCTTGAATTCCAGTTGGTCCAGTTGGTCCAGTGGGTCCAGTGGATCCAGTGACTCCTATTGTTCCTGTCGGTCCAGTAAATCCTGCTGATCCTGTAGGTCCAGTTACTCCAGTTGGTCCAGTTGGTCCAATATTTCCAGTTGGGCCAGTCGGACCAGTTGCTCCCGTATCTTGTGGTATAACCGTATTGATTGAGTAACAGTATAGAACAAAATCGTTTGGTTTGAATAGTGAATTTAAACTCATATATATATATATGAATTTAAATTATTTTTATTTATGTGTCTAATATTTCAGTAATATTAAATGAATAATTTTGAACTGCCACAATAAATGTTCCTGACGCCACACCCAATGTATATTGTGCATATACAGATAATATATCATTTGTATTCATCGCAACCATTACATTTATCGTATTCTGTGTATATTGATTCGATACACAATAATTATATGTTCTTGCTCCTGATATCTCAGATCCATTCAACAATATGGTATAATAAAAGTTGGAATTCCCGTTTGCAGACCATGGAACTGTCATATTTATCAAAAAGGATGAGCCTTGGCCAATATACTGAACACCTGATGATACTACATTAAAATTATTTCCATTTAATTTTGTAAATGCTTGCATTGTAAAATTTGAACCAATAGTCGTTGATAACGTATAATTTGTTTGTGGGAATGAACCAAAAAACCAATCATATAAAGCAATCTCACCAGTTGGCCCAGTAACACCTGTTATTCCAATTGGTCCAGCTGGTCCAGTTGGTCCAGTAGGTCCTCCACTTGGCCCTGTGGGACCTATCGGTCCAGTGAATCCCTGTGGGCCTGTAGGACCACTTTGTGGTATTTGTGTCGTTATAGAATAACAATTTAATTCGTAATCATTAGGCTTGAATAGTGAATTTACTGACATTTATTATATTATTATTCTATATTTTAAATTTATTCATTTAAAATTTATGTATTTAAAATTTGTGTTATATTTGCTGAACAACTTTGCGTAATAACAATAAATGTCCCAGATGCTGAACCTAAATAATATTGTGCATAAAATTGTAGTATATCACCACTACTTAAATTTACCATTGCATTTATTGAATTTTGTGCATATTCGTTCGCTGGACAATAATTGTATGATCTTGCTCCTACTATTTCTGACCCATTTTTATATATTGTCATAAAAAAATTGGAATTACCGTTTGCCATCCATGGAATTGTTGCATTTACTAAAAAGAGTGATGCTGGACCACTATACGCAATACCTGATGCTGTTGATGAAAAAGTGCTACTGCCAGATGCTGTCACAAAATTTGAGATATAATAATTTGATCCAACTGTTGTTGATAATGTGTTTGATTGTTGTGCATTTATTCCATACCAATAATTGTAATTTGCCACAACTCCAGTTGGTCCTGTTGGTCCTGTTGGACCTTGATTGCCTTGAGGTCCTGTTGGTCCAGTTGCTCCCGTAGATGCACCTGTGATTCCTTGAGGTCCAGTCGGTCCCATTGGTCCTGTGTATCCAGCTTGTGAAATTTTTGTGTTTATAGCATAACAATTTAATGCAAAATCATTTGGCTTGAATAGTGAATTTACTGACATTTATATTATTATTCTATATTTTAATTTATAATATCTCAAAAATATTTACTGAAAAACTTTGTACATTTATCGTTGTTGTAGATGCACCACTCAAATATGTCATTGTAAAGTTTAACACATCATATTCTACCAATTGAACTGTCACATTTATTGTCGCTTGTGTATATTCACTTCCAAAACAATAATTATATGTCGTTGAATTTGGTATTATTATTGCATTTTTTGTAGGATGTATACTAAAAATCGTATTTGTTGGTGTTGACCATGATATCGTTGCGTTTATTTGAAAAATATTTGAAATTCCATTGTACGTTATACCTGATGGTTCTATATTAAAATTATTGCTTTGTACTAATGTATTTATTATTAATGCATTTGATCCTAAACTTAAATTAAATGATTGTGCTGTATTTTCTCCAAAATAATATTCAATTTGTGTTATTTCGCCTGCTTGTCCTATTGGTCCAGTTGGTCCAGTAACTCCAGTAACTCCAGTTGGTCCTGTTGCATCACTTGATGGACCTTGTTGTCCAGTTTGTCCAATTGGACCAGTTGGACCTGTCGTACCAGTTTGATTTGTGATACTGTTTATTTTCTCACAATACAATACATAATCATTTGTCTTAAATAGTGAATTTACGCTCATTTATTATATTATTATTCTATATTTTAATTTATAATATCTCAAAAATATTTACTGAAAAACTTTGCATATTTATCGTTATGTCAATTGGAAATTCTGCATTTGGATATTTTCCAATTATATTTAATACATCACCATTATTTAATGATACTATTGCATTTATTGTCACTTGACTATATTCTCCAGCAAAACAATAATTATATGTTCTTGCTGTTTGTATTTCCACATTATTTTTTGTTAATGACATATATATATATGTGTTATAATCAACTGTCCATGATATAGTTGCATTTAGTTCAAATGTATTTGAAATTCCATTGTATGTTATTCCTGTTGAATTCCCTATAAAATTATTACTTTCTGTCGTTATATTTACTGTTCCAAAATTTGCATTTGGATTTAAAAATACATATGAATATGGTGCAGTTAATCCATAATAATATTCAATTTGTGTTATTTGGCCTGCTTGCCCTATTGGTCCAGTTTGTCCAATTTGTCCCGTTGGTCCAGTTGCTCCTGTTGCATCACTTGATTGACCTTGTTGTCCAGTTTGTCCAATTGGACCAGTTGGACCTGTCGTACCATTTTGAGTTGTGATACTGTTTATTTTCTGACAGTATAATATATAATCGTTTGTTTTCAATAGCGAATTTACTGACATTTATATAATATTAATATATTTTTTATATTATATCATGCCAATTTTTAAAAAAATTGATCAAGACGGTTATTTCTATCAATACGGCCGTAAAGGTCACCACTATTATTTTTATGATGAAAATACACGTAAAATTGCTCGTAAAAAGGCTATCATACAAGGTGTGGCAATTCAATATTCACAAATTAAAAATCGTAAAAAAATTAAATAAATTATATTTTAATTATATAATTTATATTCTATTTAAGGAATTGGAATAGTAGCCCCAACTACATTTGCGATTCGGTCCAATGCTGATTGCAGTGACATTACGTGAGGTGTTGCCCATTTTGCGGTATTTGTACAACTATATTGTAATGCGTTGCTATCATTGAGATAATTTAGTATAGCTCCAGATGCTACTGATACCCCATTTAGAGGTATTGAGTCCGCTGTTGCATATAATATCGATTGGGAACCACTGATACTTAATGTTCCTTGAATTCCAAAGCTTAATAATGTCAATGTGACTGTATTTGTTGAGATATAGGTCGAAATTATGTTTGCTTCAGTACCTCCGCCATAAAAAGTTAATATTGTTGGATTTCCAGCTAATGTTGAGCTATTTAATTGTATGGTTCCTCCATAAAAACTACATGAGCTGAAATAATTGTCACATGCTGTCTGATTGTATCCGTTAAAGAACACTGAGTAGTCACACTCCACTTGATTAATAGCGTTATATCCAATTAATGTTAATGTATTATTAAATCTGCAACCATAGAAATATAGTTTTCCGGCTGTACTACTTTGTGTAGTAAAATCCAGTGTTGTTGCAAGTCCTATTGTGATATTTTGAAACGATGATCTGTTATCATTTGAATTATTCCATGAGGTATCGTTTAAATCAATATTTCCTTCAATGCGTGTTGTTACACTATTTGAGCCTATGATCGCCACATTGGCTTTTATTGAGAAATTATTTGTATAATCTCCGCTTGATACTCTTATCTGTACTCTTTGAGATGATGTTGCAAAAGTGATTTGGGACATGGCATATGAAATTGTTAAATACGGATTATTGATTGCACCGTTTAATGCTGTGTCACTACCACTTTTATCAACATAAACTGTATATGTTTGACTTATTGAATTAAATATAGTTGAATTCTCCCATTTTGAAGCTATTGAATTATATAATAATCCTTGTTTATTTAATGGTAAGCTTATTGCAATGTCTGATAAATCATTTAATTGAGATATACACAGCGATTGATTATTCCATTGCCAGCCACATGTTGATGATTGGATATTCCACTGAATAAAGGAACCTACGTGAGATACACATATTAGTGATACAGAAAAGCTTGTGACTGAGTTATTAGGTACAATAATAGCATTGTAGGCTGTGATTAATCCATCACTGATTAATAAAAATGCCGAATCTGCCCCAGCTTGTATGTTCCATGTTGCATTTGACCAAGATGAAAAAGTGATGATATCGCCTACAGTCGGCGCTCCGTTCAAAGTCATCGTACCTGTTGAAAATCCAGTTCCTATATACGATGTATTGGAATTTGCTGTAAAAGAAGATCCTACAGATACAATCGGAATATTTGGTCCTGTTGGTCCTGTTGGTCCAGTAAATCCTATTGGTCCAGTAAATCCTGATGATCCAGTAGGTCCAGTAACTCCAGTAACTCCAGTTGGTCCAGTAACTCCAGTAACTCCAGTAGGTCCAGTAACTCCAGTAGGTCCAGTAACTCCAGTAACTCCAGTAGGTCCAGTAACTCCAGTAGGTCCAGTAACTCCAGTACATCCTGTCATTCCAGTATCTCCTCGCGTTCCAGCAGGTCCTGTATTTCCAATTATTCCGTTGACATTCGATATTTGATTACAGAATAACGTGTAGTCATTTTTTTGAAACAAAGAATTTACACTCATATAATATTAATTTATATTATAATTTTTTATATTTTGGGACATTATTTGGCATCATTGAATAAAAATTATATTGCTTCTTTGTTAAATATTCTATATTTCCGTTAGTATCAACATATCTTTCTTTTACTATGTCATCCAATGCTTTCGATCTTTCATATTCATGCATTATCTGTTTAAATATTTCTAATGCTTTTTTATATATCTCATGATACTTTGTCTTTTTATGCTTAGAACTATTATATCGTGTATATGATTTATCACATATATCACATTGTATACGTTCATTTCCTTTTACCTTATCCTCATCATTCTTTTTTGGTCTTCCTATTTCTTTCATATAATATACTATACTTATATTAGTATATTATATTATAATTTATTTAATTCTTTTTATTGCATTGACTAAATTTCTTAATGATTTTGAAACCTCTTTTAATTCATCTTTGCTGTATTCCATCATCTTTATGTCTCCTAAATCTAATTGCATTAATTCTTTTGCTAAATTCTCAATTTCTTTCATTTTACTTATTTTTATTCCCATTATTATCATTTCTTGATCTTCAATTATCTTATTTAGCCCTTTTATTAAATTCTCTTCATTAAATTCTGAATCCTTCTTATTGAATAGTTCTTTTGCTTTTTCTTTTGCTTTTTCTAATTCTTCTTTTACCTCTTTCACTTCTTCAACTTCTTCAACTTCTTCAACTTCTTCAACTTCTTCAACTTTATTTATTAAATCTTTCTCCATCTTCATATATATATTATATAGAAAATATTTATTATATTTTTATTTTTATCTCTAAAATTTACCTTATCTCTTTCATTCTATTTTTCTTTTTATTTTTACCTTTTTAAAGTATTTTTATTATTTTATTTAGTTTTTTTAACTATTTTATATCATATTTATATATAATATGTTCTCACTTAAACAAGGTTTGCCTATTGCAAAATTTAAAACTGGCTCTAATGTTGGCCGTGCCACAATTAATATTCTTGATGAAGGAATTGGCGAACTTGGATCTGATGTCCAGTTCAAATCAAAAATTTTACCTGTTCCAAATATTTTAAAAAGAGAATGTGTGTATATATGTGGTCCATCTGGTTGCGGAAAAAGTACATTAGTTGGCGAATACCTCAAAACATTTAAAAAAGCATTCCCACAATACAAAATATATATATTTTCAAGAAAAGAATCAGACAAGGCCATTGACCATTTAAACCCTATTTGGTTTCCGATTAATCAAGATATGGTAAATAATCCAATTGATATTATCAAAGAGCTTAAAAATGGGGCTTGCGTTGTATTTGATGATTATGCAACATTTTCAGATAAAGGAATAAAAAATAGTTTATCTAATCTGATGAAAGATATTTTGGAGGTTGGTCGCGAGCAACAGATATATTGTATCATAACGAGCCATTTGATAAATCCAAATGAAAAAAAGGATGGGAGAGTCATATTTAATGAATGTGATAATATAACTGTGTTTCCGCGAGGTGGTAATACTTATGCTATTACGTATGCTCTTAAAAATTATCTTGGCCTGTCCAAACAATCAATTCATCGTATTCTAAATCTTAAATCACGTTGGGTGTTAGTCTCAAAAACGTTCCCAAATTATGTTTTATATGAAAATGGATGTTATATTGTATAAATTATTTTCTTTTATATTTTTATGATTCGTTATATTATTAAAATTAATTCACTTGTTCAAATTGTTCTTATTCTTGATATTATTTATATTTCCATTTCTTTTATTAAACTTGTTCGTTTAATCTATCCTTTTTAATTATATTTAATTATATAATTAATTAGTTTATCTATAATATTCTGCTTGTGCTTCTGCTATCATTTCTTTAAATGTATATCCTTTTCCTGCTAATCTTTCAAATACTTGGTTTTTCACTGCTAACCATGGATTCTTTTTTGCTCCTCTCATTGATGCTTTATGTCTTTGTAGTTCTGATTCATACCTTATCATTCTTTTTCCTCCAACTAATGCACCTGCTCTTCTTCTACGTCCTCCAACTAATGCAGATCCGACTGCTTTGCCTTCCATTCTCGCCTTTTGGAGATATAACTGTTTTAATCTTTGTTGAATTGCATTCATCTATATATATATATATTCTTATATTTTATTTTAAGTGGATTTTATTTTATTTTTTGAAATTTGATGTCTTTTGAACAAGTCCCAATTAAATCGCGCGCGCATTATATATATTCATTTTTTATTGTATTTTATTGTATTTTATATTATTATTAATGTTATATGTTATTTAGAATTTATAAATTATTTATGATATTTTATTAATATATTTGTAATTCTTTATGAAATTATAAAAAGTATATATGATTCATTATATTTCTTTCATTCATAATTTACAAATATTTTATGAAAAGTCATTAAAAATTTCATAATTCTTTATGAAATTTAAAAAAAGATATGTATTACATAATATTTTTTTTTCATGAAGAATTTCATAATTGTTTATGAAATGGTATGTATATATTTATTTTTTTCCATTAAAAATTTCATAATTGTTTATGAGATTGTTGGTATATATACTAAAATCTATAAAAATGTATAAAATTATTTTAAAATCCGTATACTCCTTGATTTTGAAGAAAAAAAACGTTTCCATTTTTTCATATTTTTAAAGTGATTAAGACACTGAAGTGTAAAAATTATGCAAAATTTATTTTTATTGAAAATATGTATTTTGAAATTCTTCATGATTTTAAAAGTGCTTCATGTTCAGTGTTCATTAAAAATTTTATATTTTTTCTGAATCTATTTCTCAGTTTTTGAAATTTCTTTATTTTTCTCAATATTTTCCAATTTCTTCGATTCTTGCAAATTATATTTTTTAATGAACTTTCGCAGAGTGATGGTTGACGTTTTGAATCTTGTCGCTATTACTTTTAATTTTACCCCTTGATTTATCAATGATTTTATTTCATTACTGTGTTTTTCTGTTTCTGAATTATCAATCCCATCAAGAATCATACGTCTATGACGTCCTAATTGAAATCCTTGCTCTTTTAATGATTGTAATTTTATTTTGGTCCTGTAACTTATGTTGTCTCTTTCTATCTGACTCATATATGCTTTTATACTTAATAAAAGACAGTCTGTTGCTGAATCTGTTTGTGGGATGTCTCCTACTGTGGAATAGATATTTATTTTTTTTCTTCTGCACTCAGCTATAAATTCAACTGACTGATACATATTACGGCCTATTCTCGAATATTCAGACATTATTAAAGTGTCACCTGAATTCATTTTTTCAAAATATTCACCTAATTTTCGTTTGCGCCAATCCTTTCTTCCTGATACTGTTTCTTCAATCCAGATGATATTTGAATTTATCAACTGTTTTTCATTCGCAAATCGTAAAATTTCGTTGATGTTATTACTTGTATCCTGTTTTCCGGTTGATACTCTGAGATAGCCATAAATTTTTTGTTGTTGTATTTCCATATAATATATTGTAGATAATTAATTGGGTTACATTAAATTATAATATTCTTTATATTATAGTTTACATCATTAATTATTTTTGCTATTAGTATTTTATGATAATTTAAAGGGTTGTTTTTTATGCTTATAATGATAAACGGTTGTTCATTTTATTTTCTCTTTTAATTTTCTTTCCTTCTTGAATATCTCTGAAATATAATAATCACACATTAGTATGTTTAACTTTGATAATTTATTTATATTTTGATTCTTGTATTTCTTTATTATTCTTGCCCATAAATGATTATCATCTCTATATTTATTATCTTTATATTTACGTAGATCTCGTTCATAATACAAGAACATGTATTTACATGTAAATGTACTGTTTGTATAATATTCGCATATTATGTCCGCAATATTTTTATTTAATCTATATCTTGCGCATAAAAATATGAATTGGTATTTATTATTTCTTACAAAATCCATCATCGTCTTACATTCTACCATTATCTTTAATTTTGCTTTAGATATTTTCATATAATATATTTATATAAAAATTATTTAAATATATTTAATATTTCTATTCTATCGTTAAACATTTCTCTTAATGTTTCTAAGCTCATATTTTCATATTTTTCAGTGTTTTCTTTTCCATATTTTTGTGAATTAACTTTTCTTAATATTTTTATTATAAAAATTTTTATTTCTAATTTTAAAGATTCAACTTGTTTTATTGTTTCTGCTTTTTTTTTTTCATTTTCTTCTTTTTTTATCTTCTGTTCTAATTCATAATTATTTCTTAATTCTCTCCATTTAATAAATGTTTCTTGATCCATTTTTTCAAAATCTTCTTTATCTAAATCAAATCTTATACATTTTCTAACATGTTCTTTTTTTTCTTCTTCTTTACAACATGAATAAACATTCGAATGAAATTTATTATCACATCTGGCACATCTATGATAACAACCATCATATTTATCATTATCATTAAATGAATCTTTACAATTTCTACAGTAACAATTTTCTTTACATTCATCAGAATCATCATAATCATCGTAATCTTGCATTTTTTATATATTATATATTATGAAAATTTTTTTATATAATTAATATATAGAAAATGCCAAAATTATATGATTTTATTCGTATTTTATACACAGATATTAAAAAAGAAACTCATTGTAGAGATATTTCAAAAATAATATATAAATCTCCAACTGGATTTAAAAATAATAAATTTATCAAACGTGTTAAAGGTTGTAGCGTTGATTCAAAAGATTTATACATGTTGCATCCAATTGTAAATGTCTTAATTGTAAACCTCAATTATATCCAAAAATATTTCAAAATCTTGATATAGATTATATATTAAAATTTAATAATCTTAATGGTATTACAAACGGTTATGAATATGAACAATACAGGTTATCCATTCATTATTTTCAAGAAATCGCATAATTTTTATATATAATATATCATATATATATAGAAATGA